AAAAGCCCGCGTTACTAATGGCGATTGCGCAACAATTCAATGGGGTGGAAATATTGTTGGCGTAATTGCATCAACCCCCACAATCAATGAATGGTATATCAGCTCGGTAATTGCAACACCCGCAGGAACAATGGTGGCATTGCTTCAAACATATTCATCTGCCGAAAATTGCGATGGAAAGATAATGCAGGTTGATTATTTACACGCATTTAACTTAACCACTCTTATCGCCAACAAACAATACTCGCCAATGTTTGACACGACATTTGATTTAATGACTGACGCTAATATTAAAATACAAATGAATGCTTGGGTGTTTAACGGAACTTTACCGCACACAATACAAGCCGTTGAAGATACGACCATTAAAAGCGTTGGCAAAAACATCATAGACATAAACGCATTAGCAACTTTCTTAAATACTAAAGACGCTAGTTCAAACGCTAGTGTCGCCAATAATATTCTTACAGCAACAGGTGCTGGTGGTGTAAATTATGTTCCGTTTGACTTCGTGCATTTCACTAAAAACACGCAATATACATTTAAATTAAGCGGTAAATACACATCAACAAGTCAAAATATTTCCATTATCTTCAATTATGACGATGGTTCCCAATCTTCAACCATATTTGACTTTACTTCAAGTTTTGCGGATTATACCTTTACATCAACCGCTGGAAAAACAATATTATCTATAGAGATAGGTTATGCATATCCCAGCACATATCAACTAACTAATATTCAACTTGAGCAAGGGGCTACCGCAACGACATACGAGCCATGTGTATCGGCTACACAAACCTTTACGCATGATGAACTTTATCGTTTGCCTAATGGTATATATGATAGCGTTGAATATAAAGATGGCAAGTATTATCGGGTGCAAATAGTTGGGAAACACACAATAACGAGTGGTGACACTATAGCGCTATTAACTTCACCGACCAATCTTGATAGAGTTTATTATCAAACGCTTATCCCATTATTATCCCACAGCAATAGTTCTGATACAGAAGCATATGTTTCATCTTGGTTCATGGTTAGCACAGATGATGCTGCTGATGATGTTTCTCAAGTTGGCACATTTTACGCAGGGGCAGATGGTTCTATTTTGTTCCAAGTGGCAAAAGGAACTTATGCCGATGTGGGTGCTGCCCAAACCGCACTTAACGGCACGATTATTTACTATCAATTAACGGCACCAGTTGAAACCGAAATCGAAGTTGATGGAACACTAATTCAAGATAGCGTAGCCACCTTTATTCAAGAACAAGATTTGACTACGACCTTTGATATTGATATTCCACTTAATACCGCCCAAACAACAATGGTGTTGGTCGAACGAGATAGAATACAGCAAGATGAAATTGACGATTTAGAAACCGAAAAGGCAAATGCCATCGATACCATCGTTACTAACTCGGCAATAACGGCAGTTCCTTTAATTAGTAATGGTATAAGTGGAACTACTGCAAATCTATTAGAACTACAAATAAATGGTGTGACCAAAGCGTCTATCAATAAAGATGGCGCATTCATAAATGCAAATTACACAACAGCCGCAAGACCATCATTAGGAGTCGGAGATGTTGGTGCTCAAATTTTTGATACAACACTTGGAATTCCGATTTGGTGGAATGGAACTAATTGGGTAGATGCTTCGGGCACAGTCGTTTAAATGCGGCTAAATTAAACTGAAGGGAAAAGAGTATGGCAAGTATGGAAGAAATTTCATAACAAAATATTTAAGGAGATACAAATAATGTTTGAAACTGGTATATCAAATAATGGAATAATAGTAATAAACAGAGGCGATACATTTAGTATGCCCATATCTATAAATATTGGAACAGACGCTAACCCAGATTACTATATTTTAACTGGTGAAGATAAAATTTATTTTTCTATATGCGAACCTAACCAAGATTTTAATGATGGAGTTGTGCGTAAAATACTAACAGCCGCAGATGAAACTTCTGAAGGAGATATAGAGCTTACCTTGCTACCATCAGACACTCAGAACATACTTCCAGGCACATACTATTATGAAGTTAAATTACGAATAGTTAATATAGAAAACGACATAGTTAAAACCATTATTCCAAGAAGAAAATTAATTATTTGCTAATTAATTAACAATTAAACCAGCAATTTTATATATTTCACTCAGAAATATCAAATCGTTATGCTGCGTTAGTTCTCTTATGATAGCATGAAGAATAAAAAGAGACCACTTGTTGTAGCCTCTTTTTCTTTTATTGTTGAATTATGTTATGTGCCGGTCGAGCCAAAACCATTTTCTCCGCGTTCTGTTTCAACCAAATCATCTTTTTTAGCTGTACGTAACATAATATATGGGATAGGTATGAAAACTATTTGTGATATTTTATCTCCTGGTTCAACTTTATAGTTGCTTGTTCCATGATTATATAACTTAACAATAATTGAACCGGTATATCCTGCATCAATAACTCCTTCACCAACAATGGAATATTTACAATTAAGCCCGCTCTTTGATTTAAGGAATCCTACATATCCCTCTTTAATATTTATATGTACGCCCGTGTCAAATAATGCAAAACTGTTTGCCTTGATTATAGTTCTATATCTGCTAAATAAGTCGAAACCAGCATCTGCAGGATATGCTTTTACCGGAAACTTTGCACCCTCATCTAATACAACATCAAAGATATCATTCATTTTATTTTTTCTTATTTAATCTCTTTTCCAATTTTATTAACTAAACTCATATCAACACGACCAGTAAAGTTAGATTTGAAATGCTTCATAATCGATGGAATAGTTTTATCAGCTAATGCATTGATTTCATTTATGATTTCAGTTTCGTCAAGCATTTTTGGTAAATAATTTTTTCTCCTTTGTTATGAATTTATTTTTGCTGATGGTCTTTATATAAACAAAAGGGATGATGTCTTAACTTGCCCAAAGTATTTTATCACTGCTTTTGCTTACTTAGGCAACTGGCTACCATCCCCATTTTTAGAGTTCAGGCCCTATAGCTTTGCGTCGCTGAATTTCTTCAGTTTTGCCACTATCAAGCATTATAATTTAGCACTATTTTTCTATTAAAATAATGCCTGTTGTAATTATACAATATTTTTTCTTGATTTTTATCTGTTAAAATTCTTTTATTATCCCAACTGTTTATCTGATTTAATATAAATATGATATATAGTTATAAACTATTGAGAGACGTTAGGGATTCAATGCATATAACATGTTTAATAATCGGGTGTATCTTTATCAAAGCGTCTGTCTTTAAATACTGGGAACCTAACCGACTTCCCACCATTGTCATTTTCGGTTTCTTCAAAATACTGAACCTCGATAATAGCTCCTAGCCAATCTTTTTGATTATTCCATATTTCATTTCTTAGTTCTTTTGAATATCCTGAACCAACTTTAACAACATTTCCATCCTTATATCGAACAAGGAGTGCGCCTAAAGTCCCCTGATTAGAGTTTGTTCCTTCCTGAAATCCAATCACTTGCAAATCGCAAGAATTAAACTTTTTCACTTTCAATAGGTTATTTGAGCGCTTAAAGTCATAGAGAGCATCCCAGATATTAATCATAATACCCTCTTCACCCTTAGATGTTTCTTTTTCTAAAAATTCAAGAATTTTGCTAGTATCTTCTCCTCTATATAGAACAGGTAATACTTTAAAATATTCAAATTGATGTTGATTCGTTTCAGCAGCACCGAATACACCGCATGTGAATCTTGCAATTGTTAATATATTCATCATTAAAGCTCGTCTAGTTTTATACGGGATATCACAATATTGCTTTTCAAAATCTTTTGCGGGCATAGTATCAAACACCAACATCTGTAAACCATGTTTTTCTACCTCTTTTGTTCGAGCACGCTTCATTGTTGTCTTATATGCTTCATCTAAGTCGGCTCCTTTAGCAATTAGTTCACCATCAAGCATAATATCATCTGGAAGATATTCTTTAGCTTCTGCTTCTAAATCAATTAGGCCCTCAATAGGTTGACCTTGACGCGACCAAAAAGTGACATTACCACTCTCCTTAAGCATAATGCAGCGCATCCCATCAATTTTGGTTGTTAAAGCAAAATGTTTTCCCTCAACAAATTCGGGGTCATCAAAATATTTATTTGCTAACATAACGTTGAATGTTGGAATTAAATTTGGAATTACTTTGTTAATTGTTTTTGCATCAATGCCTAGTTGAACGTTTTTCGTTAATATTTTGTCAAATAAATCATATAATGAAGCGATGATATCTCCAAACTCTTGTTCACTAACATCTTCTTCTAAGAATACGTTAAGATTGAATTCTTCAAATAAGGTGTCCCGGCTTGAAAATATAATAGACAAATCTGCATCGCTTCCGGTGTTATGTGCTTGGGCGTAATTTAAGATATCGTTAACAGCGGTGATTTCGGTTGAATAGTCTGTTTCAACGCGTCTTGCTAATTTTTTATCTGAAATTCCGGTAATGATGAAAGGGTTAAAGATAAAGTTTAGATAGTATTTGATGTCCATATCGTCTCGGTATTTTTCAAGAACAGATATTTTGTAATTTCTACTATTATTTTTATTTAATTCATCAACAAACTTTTTAAATTTATATAGTGTTTTCATAATTCATTAACTTCACTCCATTCGTTACATATATAATATACAATAAAAAAAAGAGATGTCAATAAGAAATCTCTACTTTTTATATTATTTTTAAGAAACTTTACATCTTGTTAGTTCAGTTACCTTTTCACCATTTCTTCTTTCAAAGGTTGCTTTAATTTTTCCTTTTATGCGTTTACCAGGTTCAACAACAACTTCATCATTTGTGCATCCCCAATTATAAACTCTTCCTTGTTCGTCAGTAATCCTATAAACAGGATAATCTGAAGCAAAATATGCTGATGGTGTTCTTTTGTAAGCAATAATAGCGGAAGCTATTACGAATTCAACCACATCACCGACTTCGCCTGCATAAGTATTGGTACGATCGTCTTGAGCGGTTCTTCTAGCAACTCCTTTTGCAATATTTTGCAAACAAATTGAACAAAGTGAGGCTATTAGGCTAAAGTCTCTAAGCTCAATATATTCTTTATTTCAAGCAGCTATTGCATTTCTGCTTCAATCGCTGACCCCCAAGGTTTGTGTTGCTTCTGTTATTTGGTCAATT